CCGGAGTAATACTGTGCAAGATCAATACGACCACGAAGCAGCGGATCAATTTCGCCTACTGTAAAGTTGGTCTGGATATTGATTATGCGGGTCATTAGTACCTCACGGCAACAAGGCTAAAGTCTTCAATCATCTGAGGCGGGTGATTCTGACCGTCAACCATAGTGGCCTGTCTAAAGTAGCCGCCACGACCGTTCTCGCCAGAACCGATAGCCATGTTGGCCCAGTATTGGCTCTTGCTCATCTGGTCAGTGACAGGCTCTGCAAAGTGCCAGCACAGATAGTACTTCATCAACTGGACAAAATATTTCGGCATCAGGTCTTCGCTGACATCGAACTGATAGTCGATATAGACAGTAGTGTAGTTGGTCTGCACCATGTTGTTCATAACTTCCCAGTCAGTGACTGGACGCGCACCTGGATTAGCAGAAACGAACAAAGCCCTTGGGCCTGACAACATATCGCCCGGAAGCTGATACTCGTACTTCCATTCTGTAACAGGAGTGCTTGCGAGTTGGGCTAGTTGGACTTTCTTGTAGCTGAATGTCCAAGGGTACATTGTGAGTACCATTGCCTTGATGTCGTCATAGAGGCGGTCGGAGATCTGAGCAGCATTAGATCCGTCACTGAAGGATGTAATGATATTGGTTCCGAGCATAATAAGTGCGTCGTTGACGATTGTGAGTTTGGTGTCACCAGTTGCCAATGGAGTTCTCCTTCAACGCAGTATTACCGCCTTATATATTATTCGTACACAAACAAAAAGAGGGGGATTTCTCCCCCTCAATTAGCACCAGCGATTCAACGGGATTAATCCGTATCAGTCGCCGAGACAGTCGTACCATCAGCGATGTCAACTACACCGGACGAGTTGCTATTCACGTAGGAAATAACAAGCGAAGGGGTCGTAGCATCGTAGATGAAGATCACGTCACCGACATTAACGAGGGTCGATACTGTGTTGAAGTACCCACTAGTATTGATCGTCGCCTGTGTGTCAGTAGACTTGTAGGAGTAGAGAGACGGAGCGTTGCCAGACTTATTGGCAGCGATCGTGTTCCAACCTGTCGAAGAAAAAGCCATTGTTCAATCTCCTTTATGCGGTTTCGCGGCAAGTGATCTTGACAATGCCTTCATCGTCAATCGCAACTGCACCAGCGGAGAACATACCGTTTACAAGGTATGAGGTCTTCTCTGGAACATAGTTGATTTCGGTCTTCATATTCATACCGATACCGAAGCCAACAGCGTCACGATGATAAGCGAAGCATACACGGTCAAGCGAGCCGTCGATTGCCAAGCCACCTTCAGCACGATCACCGATCATGGTGAACTTGAAGCCCAAGAATGTGTCGATCTCACCCGATACGAGAGCGCGTACCGAGTTGAAATCAGCAGATGTAATGGACGTTTCGCCGAGCAGGGACTCAAGACCCGAAGCCGAAACAAGGAAGCAACGACCGTCCATAGGAACATTGTTCTTGTCCAAGAGACGCTTTGCATTGCGGAGCTTGGTAAGGTTCAGGTTGGTGTCAGTGCCACCGATGTCATTGCTGACAGTCAACGATGTGCTGGAAGCAGCAAGTGCATCCAATACCAACTGATCCATACGACGACCGATTGAGCCGGAGACAACCTGGACAAGCTCACGACGCTCATCGAAGTTAACCTTCGCCTGATGGAAGATGTCGCTGTATTCAGCAGCATTGTAGTCGCTCATCGTCGCAGTGACCTGCGAATATGTGATGTTGAGTGGTGTTACATCCGTCTGAGGAACCCGAAGTGTGGCAGAGCCTTTGCCAATCTTAGGGAACTTTACGGTTGAGCCTTCCACGTTCTGACGTTCACGGACGAGACCAGCAAGGAGACGTTGCCCCTGATATGCTTGCTTCACTTCCGCATCGAAGAGCGTGACAAAGGCTGAGGAAATACCCTGTGCCATGTTAAATCTCCAAATTGCGTTTCATGTGATAAATCGTTCGTGATTGTCCTTACGGGTCACCCAACTAAGTATCCGGTCGTATCTAAGATATGATTGTCGGACGGAGGACAATTAAATCATCCGTCCGATGTTGTCAATTACGGTGAGTATTGCTGGTCACCAAAGGCATTCTGGAACATATTCTCCACCTTGCGTGTGAATACCATGTCCTTGCCGTACTTTGGATCGCCGACCATAGCGTACAGATCATCCTTTGATACTCCGGTATCCGGTGTTACATCTGTAGTCGGGATCGACATCTCACCTGATGCCTGTCTGATCTTGTTCAATGCAGAAACAAAGGCTGCCGAGGTAGATGCCTTGGCGATTGCATTGGTTTCCGATTCATTCAGCACAGACCTGCTCAGTTTGGTTAGCCACTGGTTGTTCGCCTGAATAATATCATTGGCCCGATTGCCGAGCTTCTTGATTTCCGCATCACGATTGATAGTAACTTGCTCAAAAGCCTGCCCAGCCTCTTCAATGTAGATAGAAGCCAGCTTGTCGAACGCATCCTGCGAGATTCCGAGTTCCTTGGCTGTCGAGATGTAGCGTGACAGCATAGGGTCATCATCAGGAACATTCAGGTTCTTGAACAGGCTTGCATCGTAGTTGCCATCCTTTGGCGGCTTATGTTTGCCCTGAGAGAACTTGGTTCTCAGTTCCTGATAGGACTTGGCAAGGGCTTCTACATCTGGCCCTTCTTCTTCTGACCAGAAATTTTCAGGCCAATAGTCCGGTCTGACGAGTGGTTCATCTGGTTTTTCAGGTTCCTCGGCTTTTTGCGCTTCCAGTTCCTGTGCGGTGAGTTCGCGGTGAGGCACTTCAATCTCTGCCGCCACTTCCTCTTCCTTACTTACTGCTAACAGGCTCTGGTTGTCAGCAGTCTCGCTGGCCTGAGTTGTCTGTTCTTCTTCAATCATCTAGTCCTCGCTCGTTTTATACGCTCCTCAATTAACCGAACAACAGAGTTCTGGCCTTCCCTTGCATAGCCATGCGAAGCATCTTCACCCGGAGTCCAAGTTGGCTGCTCAATAGTCTTATTGCGTAGGTCGGCTAGAATAATCTGTCCTGAGTCGGTACTGAACACACGGGCGTAGTGTGCATCCATTTCTGCTAGATGGTCTTTGCCTTTGACGTTGGTAACGTCACCATCAATATCGTTCCAATCCATTACTGCAATGCCCTCATAAGTGCTGGTTGGTTACTAAGTTGCTCTGGCCCAGCAGGACTTTGTTGCTGAGGCATAGCGGCCTGTTGCTGCATCTGCATCTGCTGTGCAGCTTCTGCCATCTGCTGCATGATCAGCTCACGCTCGTCTGTTGTGGTAAGAAGTTTCGTAGGGATACCAAGTTTGTCAGCGATATAGTCGATAATCGCATCTTTCTTGATAGCAATCTGCGCTTCTGGCCCCATAGACGCTGTGATCTGCATAAACTGCAACAGATCGTTGAGTTCGTCCATGTTCTGAGCCTGAGCCAGTGGCGAAATCGGTACTACCTTGACCTGCTGACCATTCACCTTGAGAGGCATCAGGATCAGACCAATTTCATCCATCAGGTACAGAATACGAGATACGATTGGCAGCATTGCCTCGGTAATCAGGCGACCAAAAGCCGCACCAAGGTTCTGTGCCAACTCGTTTCTACGCTGCACTACTTCGGTAGCCGACCGGGCAGACATATTATCCGGCGGTAGGGTGTCGTCGAGCAGCATTTTCTTAATGTTCATCCGCAGATCGTTCATAATAATCTGCGAAACATTGAAGTCTGACGCTTTTGTAAGCGGCATCAGGCTTGGCCCCTGTGGCCCACCGTTCCGAGCAACCGGAATAATCGCTCCGGGCTGTATCTTGATGGTCTGTACGTTGATTACGCCATCATCTGCCGCTGTATATACACCAGCAACAGCCAATGCAGCGTTCTTCAAGACCAGTTCAACGGTCTTGTTGAGGGTCTTTACGTCTGGCATAGCCGCAATCAACGGGCCACGACCATAGACTTCGCCAGCGACCTTCATATATCGCGCTACAATCCAAGGAGAGACCTTCATCGTGCGGTAGACAAGCTCAGACTTACTCTTCTCATGGATCACATGATAGCAGTAGATGTTGTCCTGCTTGTTATAGACAGTAGCTTCCAACAATTCGATATCTTCTGTCGGCTTCTTGTCGATCATGGACTGCAACTGTGCAGGGATCTTGGCATCTGCCCATTGCAGACTGATTGCCTCACCCTTCACACGCAGTTTCCGATAAACATTGTCTACCGTCCCGTGCGGCCCTTCTTCCAAGCTGACCAGATATTGCGGAACCGCTGTAAATCTAATTGGAATTGACTCATCACCAGGCTGAATGAGCATGACAGCCGTACCAACAGATAAGTCCAGTAGAAATTCCGACATCGCCAGATCAAAGTTAGTTTGTCTGAGAATAGAGAACATTTGTTCATTATATGCGTCCAGAACACGTTGGATCTCCCCTCTACGCTCAATCGGGATCTCGTTGCCAGCCTGTAATCTGCACCACGCACGATATGGAGGAAACAGACTGGACTGGATTTTGTTAGCAAATCGCTGTGTCGAATGAATGGCGGTCGAATCGAAGACCTTGCTCATCTTCTTTTGACCGGGTACGCCACCTTCATAGAAGCCATCATACAGATTGCGCTGTGGCAATGCGTATTCATAGCATTCCTGATAGATTGTACGCCACTCATCCTTGCGTGAAGATGCAAGCGATGAACGCTTCATAATGTTTTCTACGCTCATCCTTGCCATAACTTAATCCTTAATCACCGCGAACCAGCAAAACGCAAGTCACGCTTGTTGAAACACCGCCACCAGTTGCCTTCGGACGAACGTACAATGGCTCTGTGTCGAAAGCTGCCATACCTGCGGCGGTAAAAGATACACTACCACCTGTAGATTTTTTTACGGCAGACACAAAATTGGTTCCATCCATAGAGCCGTCAAACTCAACCGTTGCCGCATTGAACGTGCCGTACACTTGGGCTGTCAAATGATGTTTGCCATTTATAAATATGGCACTTCCGACATCATTGTTAGCCATACCAGTCCATGTATATACAATCGCCCCATCTGTAGCTGAGTTCGTATGCTGGATCGTAGCCATAATTATTTCCCTTTACTGGGCATTGATTTACCGGAGGGTTTTGACTTTCCAGCGGATGACATTGCCATTGCGATAGCCTGTTTTTGGGGATACCCCTTTTTCATCTCAGCACGGATGTTTGTAGAAATTGTCTTCTGCGAAGAACCTTTTTTCATTGGCATTACTTCTTCCCCTTCATAGACGCACGAATGTTATCAACCATGTTCGGATACGGACGACCAGCCTTTTTAGCCATAGCCTTGGCAGACGCCTTCTGCTCAGGAGTTAGCTTTTTGCTAGCACCCAATCCTTTTGGTCGAGGCTTGTCCCATACTTCTGCCATGTTCAATCCTTCATATTCTTGATTCTAGCACTGAGAGCAGCCGCCTTCTTCTTTGCATCAGCACTTGAAGATGCGCCCCATGCCCTAAGAGCTAGTAGTTTTCTGGTCGGTTTGCCCTTCTCGTCGAAGTCTGGCCCCTTAACTCCTGCCATTCTCGCCAAGAAACTAGCCTTCCGTCCTAGTGCCTCACGACTTTTAGGCGCACCCTTGACGGGAGCCTTCAAGTTAGAGCCTTCAGTGCGCTTGAAATACGCCCGTCCAGCAGCATTCAGGCCACCTTCAGGGTTCTGGTACTTCTTGGCAACCATTGGTTACATTCCACTCAGGCTTTTTGACAGGCCGATTTCAGGTGCCAGACGCTCAGGGCTGAGAAGCTGACGCATACCACCGTACTGACGGGCTCTCATGGATGCTGCCGTTGCTTGAGCAGCTTCAGACTCTTGAGCAGCGATGCGCTTTTCTTGTTCAGCTTGCAATTTCATCTGTGCCTTTTGAGCAGACGTATCAATTTTCGGTGCTTTTGGTGCTAGAAAACCCATGATTGAACCTCGTATATACATGGCAATCTACACCGTCAGGGGTATATGCCGTTAGAGTTGCCTCATAATTGAACCCGATTAGCTCGGCCCAACGCATCGCTGGACTATTATCATTTCTGACAACAATCTGCAAACGTCGTAAATAGGACAGTTGTGTCGTATAAGATACAAACATCTTGGCTTTGCGTGTCAGGTCGAGTGCGTTCTGCTTGGCAAGGTCGTCACTTTTGAACATCCATAGTTCATACGTGCTGGGCCAGAGTTGGAATATGCCAGAGGACAGGATAATCTTGTTGTCGATCATCACTGTCATGCTGGGATAGGCGTCGGCATACGACTGGATACGCTCGTTAAAGTCAGGCAAAGCGTTAGCGGCTCTGCGATCAAGGTCAGATAGTTGCATCATGTGGATGTGTCCGTAGTGAAACGGCACAACTCTTATTCTGTCGCCCAGATTTAACTCCGCTATGAAGTCATCTGGCACGATCATGCGAAGATCTCGAAGTCATGGTTAGCTATGGTTGACCTTGGTTGCGATCTACCCATCATATGACCCCGTGTCAGTGTCCTGAACTCGCCACCACCGAGCATCAAATAGCCGTATGCGTCACCGATATGCGAGTGTTCGTTCTTGTTAGGTGCATCTTTGAACCTATCTGTCCCGCCACCGACACCAACCCGCTTGAAATGGTAGCCACCAGCCAGTGATTTACGCAATCTTTGGCAGTCATGTGCCACAATTATGCCCGGTTTGCCATCAATTAGCCTCTGCATTGGCAGCGCACCAGCCTCACGACGCACCATAAAGTCATTGGATGCCGTAGGTTGGGCATTCAATCCAAGTGTTTTTAGATAATCGAACGCTGTAACCTCGAAGATACCGTCTCTGGCAACACCAGCAGGATCTCCCCAGATGAATATTTGCGCTTTTGGGAATCTTGTCTGGATATCATGGATTAAAATCTGCCCGAAACGCTCCAGACCCATGCTGAATGACACGATTTCATGCAGAATATGCCACCGACCGTTCCTCATTTTCTGTCCGATGACTGCCGCTGGCGTCAAACCAAAGTCCAGCCCTACCTGAATCGGCACACTAGGGTCGTAATCCAGTGCTTCTACGCTCATCAGGCTGTCCATATACTCAGGCCATACGGCTTTGCCTTCTTGTACATACACATATTCGCCACCGACATAGCACCTGATCCAGTCAAGGTTCTTGCCGCCGAGCTGCTGCTCATAATAACCAGGAGGCAGGTTACCGATGTTCTCGGCCTCTGGGTTCATCGTCCAGAATCTACCTGCCGCTGGCAAGGCTCCTGGTGTATCTCCGGTGCATTCAACCATTCCTGACGGCTGCTTGAAGAACGACCACTTATACTTGCCTCGGATAGGCTCTTTCTCTGCTAGGCGATACCACCAGTGGTCATTGTCCATTGGGTTGGTATCAGCCCATATACCACGCCAAGTAGGGCCACCGTGCTGCTTGGTTGGATAGCGGCCTACACGATGCGTCAAACCTTGGATAACAGCTAGGGGCAATTCCCGTGCCTCGTTTACCCATGCTCCGGTCAGCTCAAGAGACAGCAACTTCCTGACATCCTTGGGCTGGTCAAGAGCAAGAAAGATAACCTCGCAATCAACGCCAGGGATACCGTCTCTACTCGGTAGTTTAAGATGATGGGTGATAGGCGGCGACCACCTCATTGGCCCCCACACGTCTTCTGGGAACAGCGTACCCCACGTCTTGATAGTGGTCGTCCGCAACTCAGGATACGAGTTTCTGACAATCAC